TACACCTTCACCACGAGCAGGTGGGGAAGCGACCAGGTGACCCATCGCGTCGGGACCGATCCGATGAACCCGAAGGGGGTTACGTCGTGAGCCCATCGGACGTTTGTGGGAGGACGATATGAGTCAGCGTGACCCGTTCCCGCTCGGCGTTCGCGTCGATGAGGGAGGCAACGTCCACGACCTGCGCGACGCGCCCCGCACGGACGCAAGTAGGACAAGCATCCGCTGCCTGCTCGGCCGTCACACAGGCCAGAAGGAAGGCGGGACGATGATGTTCACCTGCCCACGCTGCGGCGGATCGTTCTGGCAGAAGCACGACCTCCGCGCGGTGACCGCTCACGCGGATCGCCTGATCGACGCCGGTCGTTCCGACGAGGCGCTGGACTACGCACGCCGCGAGATCAAGAGGCGAGCATGACCCCGCTCCCGGGCATATCGGCTGCTGACGTCATCCGCGATGTCGCGTACGGCGACCTGAAGTACTACCCCGGCAGGAGCGAGGCCGGGGCACGGGCTGTGATCGACGCCCTCAGGGCCGCTGGCTTCGTGATCGTCCAAGCCGCCGACGTCCTCGAGCTCAACGACACCATCGACGACGGCATGTGCGCCGCGAAGGCAGACCACCCCTCATGGGGACCATGGGGCCGACTCCGCGAAGCCGTCGGCCTTCACGCAGATCCGCATAACGCACCACCGCGTACCGAGGAGACCTGATGCCCGCGCCGATCCTCCTGAAGAAGAAGGACGCGGCCGCCGCGCTCGGCATGAGCCTGGACCACTTCAACCGCCACGTGCACCCCTACGTCAAGGTCGTGTACTCCGGGCAGCTGCACCTCTACCCGGTACGAGACCTCGAGCGGTGGGCGAACGAGCAGGCGAGCATCGGTGGCCGTGCCGCAGCCTGAGGAGTACCTTCGGCGCGTGGCCGGCCGCGACACGAAGACGAAGACCCAGGGCGTGTACGCCCGCCACAAGACCGGATGCCCGGTGCAGCTCGACGGCAAGGGCTGCGCCTGCAAGCCGACGTACTACGGCAAGGTCTACGACCGGGCGACGAAGCGGCACCGGCCGACGAAGCGGTACGCCACCGTGAGCGCCGCGGCGTCCGCCCGCCGGACGCTCGCCGGTGAGGTCGAGCGCGGCGAGACCCCGGCCGGTGAGGTTCTGCGCGTCAAAGATGCGTGCGAACGATTCTCGGACGCAATCCGCGACGGCCGCGCACTGAACAAGCACGGCAGGCGCTACAAACCGACCGCGGTCAAAGACGTGACCGAGTGCCTGAAGGTCCACGTCGTCCCCGTCCTCGGCACGCGCCGCCTGGCAGACGTGCGCCGCGGCGACGTCCAACGGCTCATCGACGACCTCACCCCGCGGCTCTCCGGGTCGCGCGTCCGATCGGTCGTGAACGCGATCCGGTCGCTCTACCGGTGGGCGGTCATGCGCGACCTCGTCACCGCTGACCCAGCGGCCCGCGTCCTGCTCCCCGCGATGGACGCCACTCCGCGCGACCGCGTGGCCACACCGCTTGAGATGGAGACGCTGCTCCGCACGCTCGTCGACAACGACCAGGTCGCCGACGCCCTCCCGTACGCGCTCGCGGTCTACGCGATGGGGCGCCGCGCCGACATCCAGCGTCTGACGTGGGGTCAGGTCGACCGCGACCTTGGCCTTGTCGCGTGGGCCGACGGCAAGACGAAAGCCGCGACGCGGGTCGTGCCCGCCCCCAAGCCGCTGCGAGCGCTGCTGCTCCGTGCGTGGGGCGCCGCGGGCAAGCCCGGCCCGGAGGCGAAGGTGTGCCCGCCAATCCGTGACGTCGGGACCCGCCTGCTCGAGACGGGGTCGCTGGCGAAGCGCGCTCGCATCGGGTGGGGGTGGGAGCTCGGCGAGGACCGCGTCACGTGGACGAAGGCACGCCCGGACGCGCTCGAGCCGATCGGCTTGCACGAGTGCCGGCACACCGCCGCGACGTGGCTCGACCACGCGGGAGTGTCCCCGAAGATCGCCTCCGTTCTGATGGGGCACGAGACGCCGGAGCGGCAGCCAGGCGCGGCGCACCTGACGCTCAGCACCTATACCCACGCGCTGCCCGACGAGTTCGAACGCGCTCGTCGTACGCTGGACGCGTACATCGCAGATCGGATACGGGAGGCTCGTCGCAGTGCCAATGACGCGTGAGGCAGCGGTCACACGGTGGGGAGCGTGGCCGCAACGATTCTGGAATCGGGTCGAAAAGTCGGCCGGCGGCTGTTGGATCTGGAAGGGCACGGTCAGCCGCGGGTACGGCGTCATCACCGTGCCGATGAGCGCGATGCGCGTGGCACATCGCGTGGCCTACGAGATGGAGGTCGGCCCAATCCCCGAGGGGATGCAGCTCGACCACCTGTGCCGTAACACGCTCTGCGTCAATCCCGCGCATCTGGAGCCGGTGACGCATCACGAGAACCAGCGTCGCGGTCTGAAGGGCGACCTGACGACTCACTGCCCGAAGGGGCACGAGTACACGCCCGAGAACACGCGGCGCTACCGGAACCACCGGTACTGCCGCGCGTGTCACCGTGACCGCGAGCAGGCACGTCGTGACCGCCGGGCGAAGGGCCTCGGCGGGTAGCGTTCGTTCCCTCTGCCGTTCCCCCGAGATAGTCAGCCCAGTGTTCATGGGCTAGGATCAGGCAAGCGGGCGGTCTCGAAAACCGTTGTGCGGTGTAAGCCGTACCCAGGGTTCGAATCCCTGTCTCTCCGCTGTTTGCAGGGATCGCCAGTCACAGTGGGCGATCTCGACCGTGAGCGAACCGTCCAGTCGCGTACGGACTGTGCAGCAACGGACTGCAACGAAACGCAACCGTCAGGCCGGTTCGTTCCCCCAGCCGTTCCCCCGGGCCACGTTGTGCACGCACCGTAGGCGCCTAGATTTCCTACACGTCACCCCGCGATCGGAGTACGGTCGCCGCCATGAAACCGCGTCTGCTCGTCGCATCCGGGGTGCTCGTGGCCGTCGCCCTCGCCGGACAGCCAGCCACAGCATCCCCATCCCTGAACGGCCCAACGGCCTCCACCGCAACGGTGAAGATCATCAAGGCCCAGCGCTTCCACGGAAACGGATCGCGCACCTACCTGAGGATTCACGTCCTGCGCGACTCGTACCTCCGCTGGACAAACTCCGACAGCGCTCCGCGCCTGTTCATGCTCTTCGACGAGGGCTTCAACATCAGCGTCTCGTCGAAGTCGTCCAAAGGCACGACCGAGATCGCGGCCGGCACCTACCGGAAGGTGTACGTGGCGGGAGGCTCGTGGACGTTCACGATCGTCCCGATGAAGCGCTACTAGCTCGCGATGAACGAGAACATCCAGATGAGTCGAGCAGGGCTCTGGGGATGGCTTTCCGCCGCCGCGCTCGCGATCGGAAGCCTCGGACCCTGGGCAACCATCGGGCCCTTCAGCAAGTCAGGCACCTCCGGCGACGGCATCCTCACGCTGATCGCTGCAGCGATCATCGCCTTCGCCATCGCGAAGGCACGGCTCACCCTGGTTGTGGTCTTCGCCGCGCTCTCGCTGGCCGTGGCCATATATGACATCGCGGACGTCTCCAGCAGCGGGAACGACCTGTTCACCGCATCAGTTGGGTGGGGCCTGATCATGGTCACGGCGGCCGCCGTCAGCCTGCTGGCTTGGTGGTGGCGAATGCGGACCGCACAGTAGAACGACGAAGCGCCCCCAGCCGCGAGGGCCGAGGGCGCTTCATCAGGGGTGGACCCATAGGGTCCTGAATGGAACGGACAGTTCGTCGTCAGCGCCTCACGCCGAGCACGATCACGAGGATCAGGACGATGAGCAGGATCGCCTCAACGGATACCTGCCCACCGTCCCGGGGCGCCCCGTTCAGCAGGCGCCGCCACGCGCCCTTCAGCCCGCCGTTGGCCACGAGGAGCGTGACGGCGGACGGGAGAAGCCCGGCGAGGATGCCGAGTGCGGCGACCAGGCCAGTCGATGCGCCAAGCGCGAGGGCGAGCGCGGTGATGCTCGCTCCGACGCCGCCGGTCGCCTCGGCGGGGCGTGCCTTCGCGCGGGTGTGGATGGCGGGCATGGGTCAGGCTCCCTTCAGGATCTCGTGCCACTTCGGCATGAGGACGTCGTTGACGTGGTGGGTGTAGGCGTCGGCGTACCGGCCGCCGCCGTTGTAGTGGCGCACGCCGTCGCGGCGGCCGTGGACCCGGATCAGATCCGCGAGGTCCGTGAAGCCAGCGCGGATGTTGTACTTCGGGGTGTGGCAGCCGCCGAGCGCGTCCGCCTGGTCCTGGAACTCCCACCATGTGAGCTGTAGCGGGCCGACGCCTTGCATCCCGCCCGTGCCCTTCCCGCGGACCCGCTTGTAGGCCATATACCGCGCCTTGGTGACGGGCTGGTTGTTCAGGCCGGCGGTGCCGCCGTTCGGGGCGGGGTCGCCGCCCCAGATGTTGGAGCCGTTGCTCGTCTCCTGCTCGACGATGGCGAACGCAAGGCTGATGGGGAGCCCTGCGCGCCGTGCCTCGATGATGATCCGGAGGCTGTTCTTCATGCCGTGGCGCTTGGCGCGGACGGCGAGCGCCACGTCGCGGGGGCTCATCGTGCCGCCACCCAGGTGACGAACCGGGCCTTGTAGCCGCGGGCGTCGACGTGGAGGGTGCCGGAGTTCTCATTCCCGAGACCGCCGTCTCCGAACACGCGGTTGGCGACGGCGAGCGCACGCGAGCGACCGCCCGGCCAGCCGTCGACCTGGCCGGCGAAGAAGTCCGCACCGTCGGCGTGGGTGTGTCGGGAGTCGGGTGCGCCGCCGACCTGCCGGTTGTGCGCGATGGTCCTGTAGGGGCCGTCGACGTTCATCGGCACGTCACCGAGGATGTGGCGCATCTCCTCGAGCTTCCAGTGGAGCTTGATGGCGTTCGGGCGCAGCGACGGGGGGACGGGGGTGCCGTCCTGGCAGGCGTACGATGCCCACGAGAAGTGCGGGGTGATGTACCCGTGCTTCTGGCACCACTGCCGGACCGCCGGTGAGCGGCGGGCCCGGGCGGTCCAGGGGTGGAGGATCATGCCGCGGAGCAGCGGCCTGCTCTTGGGCGGGGTCGGTACGGGCATCGGGCGACCTCCCAGGGTCGATCGAGTGGCTACTCGCAACGGTTGCGAGTAGATGAGTGCTGCCGGGCCGCGCCCGTGCCTGGGGCGGCCATGGGGGAGGGCCCACGAGCGGGCCCGGCAGATCAGATAGAGCCGGAACGTGGCGCCATCAGCAGGCCTTCGCGCCGTTGCCGTGGCAGGTGTCGGCCTTGCCGGGCCCGGTGACGGGGCTCATCGATGGCCCGACCTGAATCGCGGCCGGGGCCGCGGGGTCGCCCTTCGGGCCTTGGGGTCCTGGCGGTCCCTGCGGCCCCTGCGGTCCGCGGGCACCGACGCTGCCGATCTGGCCGGCGTGCCCGGGCTGACCCGACGCGCCGGGGGAGCCTGCCGTACCGGCCGGACCGGCAGGTCCGCGAAGGCCGGTGTCGCCGGTACGTCCTCGCGGTCCACGCGCGCCGGTGTAGCCGCGCGGCCCACGGAGCGACGCCATGTCAGACGAGGTCGCGGACGCCATGAGCTTGCGCAGGCAGACGCGGGCAGTGAGGTTCGCGCACGGCGAGTGCGAGACGACCTTCGTGACCTGCGACACCTGCCTGGTGACCTGCGTCACGTTGCGGGTGATGCGCTGCTGACCAAGCCTGACGCCCTGGATCGCGAACGCGAACCCACCGAGCGTCACGACAAGCGCGACGAGCAGCGTCGCGTTCAAGGTGCGCCGGCCCATCTGCCAACTACCGATCCTCATCCGTGGCCTCCCAGTGCGAGCGCCAGCCCGATCGCCGAGCCGGCGACGGTGAACGCGAACCCAACGAGCACCATCGTGTTCGTGCGGAGCTGCTCGCTGACACGCTCGAGCTCCTTCGTGAGACGGGCGATGTCGTCGTCATGCCCGGCGAGTTCGGTGCGCTGCTCGGCCTGTGTTTCGGCGACCTTCCCGAGCCCTGCCTGTACTGCAGAGAGGTCGTCTGCGAGTTGGTCAACGCGCTGCGCACGGTTCGCGGCCAGTTCGGCCCATGGGTCTTCAGGGGACACAAGGCACCTCACCTCCCGGTCGAGCGGTCACGAGAGCTGCAGGCTGAGGCTGAGGTCCACGACGCACCCGGACGGGAGCCCGGCAGAGAGTTCGACGCCGAGCGCATACACCTCATTGCCGCCGGCTACGAAGTCGCTGCTTCGGTCCGGGTTCGGGGTCGCGGTCAGCGAGCTCGCGGGGAGTCCGGTGGCGTACGACTCGACGATCGCCCCCGTGGTGGAGAGCGTGTAGGCGATCACGCCGGAGCCACCGCCGACGGTCATCGGGTAGAAGCCGAGACTGAGCGTTGTCCCGGAGGAGACGGCGGTGCCGTTGACGGTGAGGACAACGCCGACGATCCACTTCTGGCCGTCGGGGATCACGCTCCCGGCGACCGGGAACGTCAGGACGGGCTCGGTGGCGTTCGCGCCGGACGCGGCCTTGTAGGCGGTGCCGATGCCGTACACCCCTGCCGCGTCCGCATCGGTGAGACGGGCGGAGCCGATGATGTGGTTCGACAGGTACACACCCGCGGCACCAAGAGCCTTGATGACATCGGCGCCGTCGCCCCACCGCTGACGGCCGCGCGGGGCGCCGACGATGAGTTGGCCGGTGCGATCGACTGGTGAGGCGTTGGCGGTCATACCGACACCTGCCAGGAGATCCCGTCAAGGCAGACGACCGTGCCCTGCAGGAGCGGGTCGCCAGGCGGGTTGGTGTGCGTGTCCCCGGCGAACGTCATGTCCAGCAGCGTCCCGAACCCGCGCGGGTCCGAGATCCCCTGAGTGCCGGCGAGCAACTCGGAGCCGAGCCAGCCGGTCTCGCTGAGGTCGAGATCCTCACCGAGCTGCAGATGCTGCTCGCGCGCCGGCGCGAAAGTCGCGGGAAGCCAGATGAACATGACGTACTGCGAGGTGCCGCTCTCGGCGTGCGTGTCCCCTGGGGCGCCGTACGTGTTCGCGTCAGCGAGGCGGTCGATGTCGAACTCCATGCAGCCGCCGAGCTGCACCTCGTCGCGGTCGAGTCGGAACCGTGGTGTGTAGTCGCTCGCGGTGAGGTCGTTGTACGTGTCGTCGTCACCGAACCGCAGGCCTGGGATGTTCTTGGTGCCTTTCCAGAACGGGGCGAGGTAGTAGCCGAGCGGCTGCCACGGCATGACCGAGGTGTCGGTCTCTCGGATCTCGAGCCGACGGAGACGCTCCTCGTGGTCGTTGACCACCTGGCCGCCGTCCATCGGTACGCCGTCGACCCTCACTGCTCATCACCGCCGATGTCTTCGTCGTCGACGAGGGATGGCACGACGGTGAGCGATGTGATCGTGTCGCGGACCTTCCCGGTTTCCTTCACCGAGGCGGCCATGATCCGGGCGGCGATCTCCCGGTTGAGGTAGCCCTCCTTCACGCCGGCGGTGATGGTGTCGCCGATGCCGAAGTCGCGGAGTAGCCGTCTGCCCTGGAGGCTGTCGGGCTTCATCTTGATGTCGTAGGCGTGCAGGGGCACCCCGTACGCCTTGATGATCGCCGCGGCGATCTCCTCCAGTGCCGTGGTGTCGGACGGGTCGACCTTCAGCTGCGTCGCGACCCATCGCACGTAGACGCCCCGCTGACGGCTGGACAGCGCATGGAAGCGCGTCACGCGCGGGTGGCCGCCGTCGCCGAGGACGTGCGCGTGCGTGACGAAGGCCGACGGGGTGAGCTTGAACCCGGTGAGGTTCTCCAGGCCGTAGCCACACTGCAGCACCACGGCGTCCGCGCCCGTGGTGCGGTCGGTGCCCTGGCGGTCGTAGCTGTTCAGGACCATGTAGTCGGGGTACGCGTCGGGGTCCTCGACGTCGAGCACGTCGACCGAGATGTCGGGGGCTGCGACGCCTTGGGCGAGCTGCTTCATGTCGCCAAACACCTCATCGCCGCGGCCGACCTTCACGCGGGCGTCGTGCTCGGTTGAGGCCTCGCCGTCACGAATGCCAAGCGGGGCTACGAAGCGGGCGTCCTGCTCCGGTGTGTTGTTCGCCGCGTCGCGTAGGAGGCGCATGCCGCGGTAGTCGACGGGGAGCTTGCCGTCGAAGCTGCTCGTCGGGTCTATCGCCTCGTCACCGTCGCGGACGTAGTGGGCCTGCATCCGGTCGACATCGACCGCGCTCATCGTCACCGTCTTCGTCTCGGCGTCCCACGAGGTCTCGATCGGAGCCCACAGCGCGGGGACGCCGTTGAGGCGGATGAACAGCCGGTACAGGTAGTCGTTCGCGCCCGAGTCAAACAGGGCGGCGGCCCCGTCGCACACGCTGATCGTGACCTTGCCCGAACGCTGGTCACTCTTCGCGAGGTCGAGCTGGACAGCGGTGCGACTGCGGACCCACTGCACGACATGGGCCGGGGTTTCGGTCTCGAGGTCGTGGTGCGTGGTGATCGCGACCTCGAACCCGCTGCGGGCCGGGTCACCGCCGCCGCCACCGCCGGCACCGGCCCCTTCGGTGTCGCCGTAGAAGCCGACGGACGGGAAGTCGCTGGTCGCGCTGCCGGAGCCGAACGGGTCTGCCGGGGCACTCAGCCCCGTGGCGTCCTGGTAGTACTGCGGCGCCGTGACCGAGTGGTCGGGCGAGAAGAAGTAGTACTGCAGGCCGGCGCCGCCGCCCTCGTCGGGCGGGAGGATCGCGAGGTGGTACCAGTCGCCCGCGACGATCGGCACCGATAGGCCAGGTGCTGCCGCCCATGAGTTGACAGCGAGTCCGCTGGTGACCGGTGCCGAGCCGAGAAGCGCGTCCGGCAGTCCGGCGTTGTCCGAGTAGATCTCGAGGTTCAGCATCGTCGAGTCGAGGGACTCGCCGATTCTGAAGAACAGGGTGCCGATGGTGTCTGTCGCGAGCGCCTGGAACTTGAACGCGGTCTGCTTGCCGTCGGGGCATCCGCTTCCGTAGCCGGGGTCTGAGTAGACGGTGGTGTCGCCGATGATGACGGTCATCGGGACGCGTGCCTCCACGTCATCGTCCACGAGCCGCCCGTGACCTTGATGCCGTTGTCGCCGGGCTTCAGGCCGGGGATGAGCTCGTCCCACCAGTCCGTGTTGGCCGAGTCGAAGTAGCCCTCCGCGCTGTCGGTGCCGATGAGCAGGCCGCGGGGGCGGAAGCTGATCGTGACCGTGCCAGCCGGGACGTCGCGAAGCCAAAGGTCCGCGTGCCCCGCGGAGGTCATCACCGCGAGGTTCTCCAGGTGGATGTCGCCGCCGCTGGTGACGATCTGGAACGTCGGGTCGGTGTTCGCGAGGCCTTCGTTTGTGGCGGTCACGGTGTCGCCGTCGTCGCCGGTGATCGACTCGGGATCACCGGCGACGTAGAAGCGGGCATCCATCAGTCGGAGGGAGAGGCGATGCGGCTGCTGGAAAGGCAGGCGGAACCCCTCGACACGATTGAACCGGCCGGTCGGCTCCATGCCGATCACACGCGCCTGGTACTGCCAAACGATGTCGCTGTACGCCGTGTGCGGCGTGAGCAGCATCGTGCCGAGACGGTCGCGGTCCTGGAACGCATGCCGAAGCTGCCCCGCGGTCGTGCGAAGCAGCTGCGGGCTCTTCGCCTGCACCAAGAGCGGGTAGACAATCGTCTTGCCGCCTTCCTCCGACGGCAGCGGCGCGTCGCCCGGCTGACCGATCAGCGCCTGGACGTTGTTGTCGGCGTCCGGCAGCGAGTAGAACCCCGCCGGGTCACCCATCGTCACGATGACGTCCTCCGAGTGCGTCCACCCAGGGTTGATCGGTGGAGCGGTCGAGCCGTCCGCAGCCGTCCAGCCGTGGGAGGCCTCCTCGCACGGGGGGCCGTCACTGATCGCGTAGGTCATCAGAACTTCCCGTAGCTGCGGATGAGCTCGCCGAACTGGACCGCCGCGTCACGCGGATCGGCGGTGCCACCGTCGGCGCCCTTGATGTGCACGTCGATGTCCTGCGAGACGTGCGTGACAGCGCCGTCCTGACGGATCGACTGGTTCGACGTCTGCGCGATAGCCGGGCCCGCCGCGAGGACCGGGGTCGCAAGCGCCGCGACCGCAGCGGTACCGAGGCCCTTCGCGCCGGCGTCCAGGCCGAGCTGCAGGCCCTTGGTGATGTTCCGGCCGAACCCCTCGAACACCGTTGACGGGGACTTGATCCCGAGGACGTGCTTGAACGCGCCGATCGGTGAGGTCGCGACGTCCTTGATCGTGTTCAGGAGGTCGCCGGCCTTGTTCTTGATGCCCTTGATCAGGCCGCTGATGAGGTCTTCGCCGGCCTTCAGCATCTTCGGCACCAGCCCGGCGAGGAACGTGAGGACGTCCCCGAACGTCGAGGTGAAGATCTCTAGGACGCCGCCGATCGCCCTGGTGAGCTTCGCGAGCCACCCGCTCAGCGTGGTGCTGATCGTGATCATCCTGGCGAGCAGGTTGAGGATCGGGGTGAGGATCGGGGCGGCGATCTCGCCGAGGCGGATGAAGTAGCCGAGGACCGCGAACAGGAACTTCCCGAACGCCAGGGCGAACGGAACGGCGACCGCGAGGAACTCGCGGATCTCCTTCCGACCGTTGGCGCTGTTCGCCCACGCCGCGAGATGGTTGGCGGCGGTGGCGATCGACTGCGCGAACGACCGCCCGGCGGGGTCGGCGGCGACGAAGAACGCGAGCATCACGCGGGCGATGGCGCCGAACACGCTGAGCCACACGCGGAGATCACCGACGAGGGAGGAGATGATCCCGCCGACACCGCCCGAGCGGGCGGCGACGTCGGCGAGGTATCCGGCCAACGCCTGAATGCCCTGCACCACGAAGGGGAGGGCGGCCACGGCGATGTTCAGGAGGATCGTGAAGAGCGACAGCAGCGCGCTCGTGACCGGGCCCGCCAACTGCGTGGCAGCAGCGGTCAGCGCGATGATCGCCGCGATCGTCGTCGGCTTCGCGAGCTCGGCGGCTAGCTGCTTGAACGCGCCGCCCATCACTGCGCCGAGACGCGTGAAGATCGCGCGCAGCGGCGAGATCGCGGGGGCGTAACGCTCGAGGGCGTCGGCGATCCCGCCGATCAGCGCCTGGACGCCGGGCCCGAACGTGTCGGACAGGATCGTGCGGACCTGACGGATGACGTCGAGGAGCTTCTTCTCAGCTCCGTTCAGCTGGGTCGTGAGCGCGGTGACCTTCGCCACCCCCGTGGCGACTGCCGGGTCACGCATCGCCGTGGCGAGCTGCTGCTGCGCGTCACGAACACCGCGGAGCGCGGCCGCATACTGCGTCGACGCGGCAATGCCCTGCTCCTGGAACGCGAGGTTCGTCGCCCGTGCACGGTGGAGGTTCGTCTCCGCCGACGACACACCATCCGTTGCCTCGCGCTCACGGAGGCGGGCATCACGGACGTTGAGGATGAGGTGCTCGAGCTGCAGCTCATCCGCCTGGCCGAGGTTCGCCCCGGCGCCCTTCAGGCCCTGCGTGAGCGCCGCCGCGTTGAAGTTGATGTCGACGTTCGTGAACTTCGCGAACAGGTCGCTGATCGAGCCGCCCGTGAGGCCGGCCTGTGCCCGGAACTCCTTCAGGGCGAGAATCGCGTCCTTGATCCCGAGCGCCGCCTCCTCACGGGAGAGCGTCGCGCGCTCGAGCGTCAGCTCCGCAGTGGTCGCCGCGGCCGCGGCGTCGGCCATCTCCCGGTACGCCTGCACGGCGGCCTGCTGCAGCCGCACGTGTGCATCGGCGAGGCCCTGGGTCGCGGCTGCCCGCTGATCTGCGGCGGCAGCGGCCGCCTGGTCGCCCTGGGCGGACTGCTGTGCCTGCTCGGTCTTCGCGGCGTCCTCGGCCTTCAGGACCCCGAACACCTTGGCGAGCGACAGTGCAGCCCCCACTGCGAGCAGCACCGCAGGGCCGAGCGCGCCGGCGAACCCGATGGCGAGCGCCCCGACAGCGGCCACGGCCCCCGCAGCCGACGCCGCGAGAGCACCGAGCGCGCCGACGAGCGTGACACCGACCGCGACAGCAAGCGCTGCAGCCCCGGCCGTGGCCGGGTTCAAAGCACCGCTCAGCCCACCGAGACTCGTCCGCAGGCCACCGATCCCGCCGCCCGCGCCACCCGCGGACACGGCGAGTTCCTCAAGGGAACCGGCGGCACGAGCGACGTCACCAGCGATGTTGGCCAGCGACGACTTGTCGACGTCGACCTTGATGTTGACGTCCTTCGCGCTCAACGCAGTGACCGCCGCCGCGATCTCCGAGAGCTTCGCGAGCGCCGCACCGTCGTTGATATCGACGGTCGGGTTCGCCTCCTCCTGATCCAGAGCGGCGAGCTCCGCCGCGAACTCGGCGAGGGACCGCTCCCCATCCCCTGCGTCTCCTTCGATCCTGAGCAGCAGGCTTGCGACGCTGTCCGCCATGAGCGATCCCCTCCCTTCGTCTACTCGGTCAGCTGCGACTCGTGCACCGGGAACGGGGCCTTGACCTCGCGTTCCACGAACGGATTCAGCGCCCGAACGGTGTCCGTGTCCCGGGCGTTGTGCATCAGCACCATCCGCTCGTACTGGTCCTCCTCCGCAACGCGGACGAGCTCCTCAAGGCGCGGCAGAGTCGCGCCCTCCTCGATCTCTACGTTGGGTCGCTCGTCGTCGAGGCAGTCACGGGACCATCCCCATTGCTGCCAGGCGAGACGGGCAAGGCGGGCGTCGTTGAGGCGGGGATCGTCGTCTGTTGCGCGTTGGCCATCGCCCCCACGAGCCCGGCGATCTTTCCCAGGCGACGCAGCCCACCGACGAGGATGGCCTTCTCGAACGCGGCGGCGATCTGGTCGGTGTCCGGCGACTGGTCGTGCGAGTCGACGTACTCCTCCGCGTCGGCCGCTTCCTTGGACCCGTACCCCTCCCACTTCCACAGGGGGACCTTCTCCTCCAGGGCCGGGATCAGGACGCTGAGGATGCGGTAGGACTCCTCGTCGAACTGGTTCGACAGGATCTTCCCGATGTCCCCGGGCTTCAGGCGGTGCTTCAGCCGGCCGATCTTCTGCGGCACGACGGGGAGCAGCTCGCCGCACAGGCGAATCGTGTCGGTCATCAGGTGATCGCGATCACGGAGCCGGGGGTCTCCCAGACGTGGAAGCCATGCTCGAGGCCGGCCGCGAGCGTCGGCTCCGCGACCGAGGAGAGCTTCACCGCACCCGACACCGGGGAGCCCTTCTTGAACTGCAGCTTCGTGCTGTCCGTGGAGAGACGGACGAGGGGGAACACGATCGCGTACATCGCCGGCCGGAACGGGCCCGCGACGCCCTCACGGATGAGGCCGACGGTCGAGGAGTCCGGCCGGTAGCCGACGAGCGCGAGCCGGTACTCGCGAAGGGAGTCGTAGAGGCCGAACCCGACCTTCGTCTGCGGCGCCTTGTTCGTCGCGCCGGCAATCGCGGTCTCGTCGGTCGTGTTCTCCATGATCTGCACGGTGAACTTGCCGAGCGACCCGAAGTTCACGGTCGTGTCGCGGGTGATCTTCGACACCTGCTCGAAGAGTTCCCCGTTGACGTTGTCGTACTCGATGCCCGCGGTCTCGCGGCCATGGTCGTACTCGTGGGCGTCGGCGGCGAGCCCGCCGTACTTCCAGCCGTCGACGGGCTGGTAGATGCCCGAGCCGTCGCGGATGCCGGACACGACCGAGTACAGGTCGTCGACGTCGGCGATGTCGACGTCCGCGGGGTCGGCCAGCAGGACGTTGAACGGCCCGATGAGGGCCTCTGCGGGATCGTAGGGGTGGCGGCCTCCGGTGAGAGCCATGGTCTACTCCTTCTCGGTGAGAGTGCGAAGCCGCACGCCCGTCTCGGCGAGACGCTCGTGCTGGCTCTTGGTCAGGGACTGGGCGGAGCCGCCACGCGTGAGCGTGACGCCGTCGACCTTGGCTCTTGCCGGGTTCACCGGCGAGTCGACCAGGGCGACCTTGATCGTCTTCGGGGAAGTCATCGGGCCTCCAAGGCCTCGGCGATGGTCAGGGTCATCTCGACCTGGCGGGCGATGCCGCCGTCCTCGTACTGGACCTCCCCTTGGTAGGGGGCGTCGTAGAAGCGCGAGGCGCGGTCGACGCGCTGGCCGAGGGTGCGATCGAGGCCGAGAGCGGTGGAGAGTTCGTCGACCATCTCGTTCAGCTGGGTCTCCGCCGTGTCGGCGGGCTCCGGGCTGACGAGGAGCCACAGCTTTACCGTCCACACGCGGCAGATCTGCTGCTCGAAGATCGGGCCGAGGTCGTCGGGTGCGTCGTTGCGGACCTGGTCGCGGTCGACGAATCCGACGACGACCGGGAGGGTCTCGGTGATTGACGCGGGCTTCGTGTCGTAGGTGCTGGCGCCGGTGATCTCGGCTGCCCATGCTTCGACCGCGTTGCGGACTTCAGTGGTGGTCATGCGCGCTGCCTCTCCGCCGCTCGCTGGACCTCGGCCATGAACTCGTCGCCGATGCCGAGGGTGTCGAAGAGCTCGACCAGTGCGTCCACGTCGTCAGCAAGAACGACGCCGATCTCGGCCCGGTCGGTGCGGTGCTCGTAGACGATCCGAACAGCGCGCTGCAGTGCAGCGTGCCGTTCCCGGTACGTGTCGGGGTAGGGCATGTGACCTCCGTGGGTCAGGCGATGCGGATGCTGATGCTGCGACCGATCCGGGCCACGACCTCATGCGCGTCCCGCTCGATCTCCGGCAACGCCCCCGCGGCCCAGTCGCGCGCCGGATGGAACCCACGGACGGACTTGCGGAAGATCGGTCGGCCACCAGGTCCAGGGAACCGCAGGGCCTTCGCGTTCACCGCGACGATCCGGCCGCGGTGCCCGACCCGGGTCACGCGGGCGTAGTCGTACCCGGACTTCGGGTCCACCGCCGACACGGTCACGACAGCGGTCGTGCCCGCAGCCTTCGCGGACACGCCGCGCGACAGGCGGCCGGTCTTGCGGAGCGCGTGCGCGGCGAAGATCAGCTCCGAGTCCGCGGCGGTCTCCCGGACGGCGTCCTCGATGTCACCGCGGAGTTGGGCTGCGGCGCGTTCGAACGCACCTGCAGCCTGTCGTCCGCCGACGAGCCGTGCCCGAGGGCTCATCCGGCCCTCGTCAGCTTCAGATCGACCCGAGGCGCTGTCAGATCCACCGTCGCCGTAACGACCCGGTACCTCGTCGTCCCGACGGTCAGCAGACGGTTGCGGCCAGTGAGGTCGGCGGCGAACTCCACCGGGGCGTCGCCCTGCAGATCCTCGTAGGAGCCGGTGATCGCGTGGCGTTCGATCGGCTGCCAGATCGCCACGGGGATCTCCGGTCCCGACGGGGCCGAGCCCTGGTCGTGCGCCTGGCCGCTCGCCGGGAACAGGAAGCTCACCGGCATGACCGGGGTCTCGTGGCCGACGATGCCGATCCCGAACGACAAGGCCCGCCCGAAGGACAGCGCCTCGTACTCCACGCCGCCGGCGGTGAACCGGTCAGCGGGCTGAAGGTCGGTCGCGAACGCGCCGGGCCGAGCGCGCAGCAGATGCGGAGACGAGAGCCGCGGCGCGACTCCGAGCGTCGGGGACACCCGCGGCGGGGCGACCTGCACGGAGGCGGCCTGCTCCACCGGGGCGTCGTTCACGACCGCCGCACCCGAGGCGACCGACACCCGACGGGTGACGACCGCCGCGACCTGTGCACCCGTCACACCGGGGAGCATCAGGCAGCCACCTTCGCGAGCCGGTCACGCCGCTCCGCCGCAGCCCCGACAGCGGGCACGAGGAAGTGCCGGCACCGCGGATGGAACGGGGGAAGATCAGGAAGCACCGCGTACCCCTCGGCCGCTCCGGTGAGCGAGTAGACGTTGCCGTCGAACGGCTTGCAGATCGGGCACGGCGCCTCCACGCTGTTCACCTGCGCAAGGTCCATCCCGCGGGCGACGATCGCGTTGTACGCCCCCTGGTTGATCGCCTCGGCAGTGGTGGTGCGGATGGCCATCTCGGCGTACCGCTCCAGGCCCCACGTGCGGCCGGTCTTGTCGACAAACGCGGTCACGCCGCCTTCGCGGAGCGTGCGTGTGGTCTGGGCGACCGCGGCCTCGAGCGTTTTCTCGTCGGTGATCTGCTGTGCGGCGATCCTGAGCCCGACCTTCCGGAACACATCATCGACGCGGCGGCCCACGGTGTCGGTGGCTTCGACGAGGCGCTCCTCAAGCGCATCGCCGATCGTCTGGACCGCCTCACGGTTGATCTTCGACGGCGGCTGGTTCAGCGCCTCGCTTCCGGTCTGCAGGCCGCGGCGGTAGGCGCGCGAGACGAGTTGGCGTGCGCGGGGGATGCCGCCGGCCTTCAGCTTGTCGACGAGCTCGCCGATCAGCGCCCGAGACTTGCGGCGGAACCGCGGCGACGTGATCTCGTTCGACATCAGCGCGTCGACGACGACCCGGGTGATGTCGGCCTCCGCCCGGACGAACTCGACGACGAGGAGTTGCGTCTCGGGCTCGAGGTCGTCGAACGGGGATGCCATCAGCCGCGGTACGTGTCGGTCGAGATCGTGCGATCGGATTGGTAGTCGCTGTCGGGGTCGCGGTTGATCGCGAAGTCGTCCCACGGGGGACGGCCACCGCGGCCGCAGCCGATGCTCGTCGTCAACCGGGCGAGGCCGGAGAGGGTGAGGGCGTTCTCGACGACGCTGCCCCAGGTGGTGCTGATGCGACCGGAGAACGAGAAGTCCGGGCCCGACACCGAGGTGTACTGGGCAGTGAGGATCGTCGGGTCCTCGCTGAGGCGGGCGGCGACTTTGACGGTGGCGCGGGTGAGCTTGACGAATCGCCACGACTCGACGTCGGCCTGGACGACCTTGCGGCCTGTGGTGTCGTCGACGGGGCGAGCGCCGAGCATGCTGTCGATGACGTCTTCAGCGTCCTCGATGAGCTTGATGGCGGCCGCGTCGGAGAGGACGGTGTCGTCGACGTCGAGCTCGGCGCGGAGGTCATCAGCGGTCGCGTAGTAGGGCTCGGGCATGGGGTCACCTCCGTTCGTGGGGTCGTGGTCCTGCTCGTCCGGGCTGTCAGATGTCAGCCCTAGAAGTCACGCAACCTGGGGTTGCGAACCGGCGACGGTTGCCGGTGGGACTACGCTGCTGTACATGATCCGCTCGCTTGTGATTCGCATCCGTGCCAGGTACAGCAGGTTCAAGCGCGGAATGGACTTGGGAGACCGTTACGAAACCCGCGAAGAATGGGCGGATCGCCAGTGGTAACGCCTTAGAGGAGCGCGAGTAGGGCAGCGACGGAGGCCGCCCAGAAGTTGTGCCCGGCAGCGTTCATGTGGATGGTGTCGCTGTAGAGGCTCAATGGGGCAGCGCTCCCGATCGCGTACGAGCCGAGAAGCCTGTCAAGGTGATGCACGGGTACCCCGGTCGCGTCCGATGCCGCATCAAGCGTGTCGTAATACGACTGCTGCGGAATCGTGTAGAACGTGCCCTGCGGAGGCGCCGCGAGCCACAGGCAGTCCGCCTTCTTCCCCGCGGTCGCGAACGTCGTACCCGGCTGCTGCATCATGTTCTGCACCCGCGCCTGGAACGTCGCAAGGGCGACCTGTGCCCCGTAATCGTTGGTGTTCCACTCGTACATCATCAGGTCCGGCTGGTACGCCAGGTACGGGACGATCGGGCTGATTGCCCCAACCGAGAGCGTCTGACTACCGGCCGCCCCACCAGCAAGCCAGCGAATGCCGCGCACCGAACTGTTGACCGCTTCGGCTCCGAGGACGATCGTTGCCGACCCCGACGCCGCGGCCTTCAGGTGAAGGGTATGCGTGCCGAGGGAGCCGGCGGACACGACATACCGCTGCATCCCGCTGAAGAAGGGGCTGATAACCCCTGCACTGGTCAGTGCGGTGTAGGCGCCCCCGTCAATCGACCATTGCGGCGGCGTCGCGCCGCTGCCGCCCCACGCGTAGATGATGAAGCTGTCGGCCTGGATCGAGGCGCCCGTGTCGTCGGTCGGCGCGAAGTCCAGTGTGGTGGACGTGCCGGCCGCCGCAGTGTTGCCGCCGCCGGTCCCGTCGAGCGCCGCGAGGGCGGTGCCCGTCCAGTCCGAACCCACGGTCCATTGGGGCGAAGCGATCCCGAAGTAGCGAAGCGGGATCATGCCCTGACGGACCGACAGTCCGGTGTTCGCGGCGAGGAGGTACGCCATCCGCCGGCCCATGTTCTCCGTGGCGGGGGAGGTCAGCGTGCCGCCGTCGACGATGCTGTCGCCCTGGATCGCAAAGCGGAAGTCGCCGAGCCCCGCCCGGGCACGCGCTATCGCGGCTCGGGTCTGCCGGAACGCGGCCGGGTTGAGCCCGTGCGCGGAGTAGACAGGGTCGTCGAGCGTCGTCTTTACCGCGGGGGACCATGTACCCGCCGCGGAGTCGACGAAGAGCGTGCCGCCCGCCACATCGGTCGCGTAGTACAGGGCTTTGGAGCCGGTGGCCGTTGGCCGGGCGGAGATGAGCCCGGCCGAGGGGAGATTGCTCGGAAGCGGCTTGACGGCCATGTCAGGCCCCCTTTACGTAGAGGTCGGTGCCGTCGTAAGTGCCGGTGACGACGGTGGAGGCGGATGCGGCGGCGTTGACCGGGATCGCGACGGTGGAGCCACCGACGGTGATGGAGAGCGTCCGTCCGCCCGTGGCGTCCTGCGTGAGCAACAGGACGACGATCTGCCCGGCCGCGAGGTTCGTGATCGTGAACGTCGCGTTCGCGTTCAGGGTCCCGACCTGGATGACCTTCGAATCCGTGGCGAGCATCGCCAGGGATGGGGTCGCACCGAGGTTGCCACCGGCCACGACGCGCGGAATTGCGGCGGCGCCGGCGGGCTGAAGCACCCAGTGCGCCGCAAGGTCGCCGACGAACGTCGCCCCGGAAGTGTGGTTGTCCACCGCCGTATAGGTCCGGCCACCGTTCGTCACAGGCTGGCCAGCGAGGTACGCCGTCGCCGTGACCCACGGCAGGATCACACCGCTACTCCCCCCCGTGCCTCCGCCTAGGATCGTGAGACCCATCAGGCAGCCCTCGCGACCCAGTACGTCGGGGCACCGCTCGAGATGACCTTCACGACCGCCCCGCCGTTGCCGACCTGCGCGCGCAGCACCCGCACGCTCGGCGACCCAGCGGGCAGCACCCACGTGTTCGCGCCGGCGACCGTCGGCGTCGAGCCGTCCGTCGTGATGTACAGGGCCGCAGCCCCGTCAGAGCCGACCTCGACCTCCTGCACGTCCTCCGCGAACGTGACCGTGTCGACCGTCGAGGCGACCGCGAGCTTCGCGTATGCGCCGATCTTCCCTGCCGCGACCGTGTACGAAGCCATCGACCGTCACCTCCCCTTCGAAAGAGCTCGTGTGGACCCGCTCCCCGACCAGGCATCTCAGCCCGGTCGGGGAACCGCGGGGTGCTACTTGACGACCTCGACCTGCGCGACCGTCGAGGGGTCGGGCTTCTCGTCGGGGTGCTTGGCGTCCCGGACCGAGGTCTCCTGATTGGCGACCTGGTCCTGGTAGTTCGTCGGGGCCGCCTTGCGGTCCGGCGTGCCGTCGTCCGTCTTCTTCTCGGCCATGCTGGATCAGCTCCCTTTCGCCTACGAGGCGTTCGTGATGTTCGCGAAGGCCTTGTTGCCGTCGTGGACGTTGAACCCGATCCGCATTTCCCAGAGGAACGCGGTCTTGTTCTGCTGCCACAGGTTGTGGAGCGTGCCCGAGACGTCGACCGTCGCCTGGCTGGACTGCCGCACCGTCATGTCGCGACGCATCGCGAACACGGCGTGGTTGAAGTCGCCGACGACCGCGGCGATCTTGCCCGCCCCGGCGGGGAACCCGTCGAGGTTCGACGTGTACCGGATCGGGATGCCGTAGAGGCTGTCCGGCTCGCGGCCGAAGCCCTCGGTGTACACCGGGACCGCGACCTGATCGCCCGCACGCCGCTGATCGCGGAGGTGCGCACGGACGTCCGAGGCGGCGACGATGCCGGTGGGCATGTAGCCGTCGTCCTCGCACTGCTCGATCGCGGCCGAGACCGCGGTCGCGAACGCGTCGCCGGCGGTGCCGAGCTCCGTCGTCTGCGTGGTGTTCGTGATCTCCGCGTCGAACGAGCCGACGATCGCCGCACCCGCCTGGTAACCCAGGGCGTGCGCGTCGATGAGATCCTGGAACGCCGCCTCGACGTCGGCGGACACGAGAACCGTCGGGTCCTCGCGGGCGTCCTCGATGATCTCCTCGGTGTACATCACGATCGTCGCGATCTTCTTCACGTTGATCGTGAGCTCGGAGAGCTCGGCGCCGGTGACCGGCTTCGCCGCGCCTTCCGCGACGAACGCCGCGGTCGGACGACCGGCGTAGATCGCGTACTTCTGCCGGCGGCCGACGACGCGCTCGACGCGGGACAGGGACATGACCGCCGACTCGCGCCGGATGCCGTTCTGCAGGGTCTGGCCGTACTGCTCGGAGACGAGGTATCCGCCGGAGGCGTCCGTCCCCTCGAGCAGCGGGATCGCGTTGCTCATGGCAATCGCTCCTTTGTGCTGGGGTTGGGTGAGCCGGACGGCGGTGCAGCCTTTTTACGCCGGCGAGGGCGAGTGCGTCCGTGGTGCTGGTTTCACGCCTCGGCAGGGCGCACAGCGGGTGAAGTGGTCAGATCTGGTCGATCGTGCGGGCCAGGCGTGATGCCTCGGCCACGGCACGGCGAGCGACGATCTCGGCGAGCTGGCCCTGTGGGTTGGCCTTGCACTCACCGGCAGCTTCGACGGTCAGGGGGACCATGCCGAGGATGCGTTCGCGGCCGATGTACTTCAGGGCGCGGCGGGCCTTCTCGCTCATCGGCAGCAGCTCGGCGTAGACAGCTTCGCGGCCCGGCTGCGGTTGACCGGGTGGGTAGGGGCCGATTCCGACGGTGACGGTGAACCCGTGGAGCTCGGCGGGGATGACAGGCGTGAGCGTGGCCTTGACGACCTCGCTACCAGTCGACCTCATCGCTCATCACCTCCTACCCACGGCACCCGATGCAGCGGCGCCTTCCTCCCGGCTGATGCAGGCAACGGACGCGGGCTGCCGGATCGTCGCTGCGGAACCTTCGGTGGCGGAGCCGGTGCCGCAGCGGCAAGCTGAGCAAGCGCAGCTTGCCGCTGCTCCCTGTTCCACAGGCTCACCCGAGCAGCCCCTTCATCAGCTCGCGGCCGAGCCCGACCTTCACGTCGGGGTTGCCGTCCTTGTCGAGCGGCACCTCGTCGCGGCGGCCACGGTCACCGATCGTTCCGAACCCGGCGGGCTTGGCCTGAGAGACCCAGTGCGGCTTGTCCTTCGCGAGCTTCTCGACCGCCTTCTTCGCAGCGGCCTGATCCTCGATGCCGGAGAGGTCAACGGCGAGCGCCGCATCCCCGGGATCGGTGAACTGCGCCTCGCGTGCGGCAGCGGTCACCCAGGCGGTGCGCTCCATGCTCATCGCACGCTGCTCCGCTGCGTTCGCACGCTGCTCGGCATCCTCCCGGGCCTTCGTGGCCTTCTCGATCTCGGAGAGCTTCGCCGTCTCCTGCTCCTCGCGCCACGCGCGGAGGTCGGCGGCTTCCTTCTCGGCCTTCTCGGCCTTGCGCTTCCACTCGCCGATCTGGTTCTCGACGGGGACATCCTCACGCACCGGCGTGACAGCGGGCTCAGCGGCGGCGGGTGCGGGGGTGGTCGGCTCGGCCGCGGGGGCCGGAGCGGGTGCATCAGACATGAGGTCTCCTGCGCCCTGTTACGCCGGGCGTCGCGTGTTGGGAACCTGTGGGACCTGCACCGGCGGGATACCGGTCTCGCTGTTGATCGCCTTCACCTCGTCGGAGACCTGGGTCTCCGACCAGTCGGGGTGAAGGAACCGGACACGCTGCTCGAGGCTGATGGCCTCGGCGGCGACGAGGTTGTTGAGCATGAGGGCCGCCTCGACATCGTCCTGCGGCAGACCGTTGTGCCGCTCGATGACGGGGGCGCTGTCGCGGCTCGCGTAGGTGCGGCCGAAGCCGTTCTCCGAGGTCGGGCGTCCGTCGATGACCTGGGCGCCGCGCAGCAGGCGACGCACCCCGCGGTCGAAGTAGCGGCCCTTCCCGGCTGCCTCCAGCAGGGAGTGGTTCATCTTCAGCTTCATCGCCGTGCCGGAGATCGCGCCACCGTCGACCGACCTGCCGACTGCCTGCGGGGAGACGCCCGCGAAGGTGAGCGTGGTGTCGATCAGGTGGTCGATCCACATGACGGTCTGGTCGGCCTGGAACTGGTAGTCGATGATCTGGATCGGGGCGGTCTTCGCGTCGTCGCCGACGTTTCGGTCCTGCCGGATGTACACGTCGTCGCCTTCGGGCAGGCGTCCGTTGTGGAGGTACTTCTCGTCGACCATCGCGCGCTTCCGGCCGGCGAGGCGCATGTTCTTCTGGCCGATCGTCCCGGCGTCGTTCAGAGCGAGGAACCGGTCCTGCAGCCCGACGTAGTCCGAGTAGCCGCGGGTGGGGTCGGCGTCGATCGTGTTCGGGATGAACGTCGCCAGCGGCCAGTCAATCCCGGTGAGCACCTGCTCCTGGCGACCCTTCGTCGGGTCGAAGCTGTTGAGATCCTGCTCGCCGCCGAGCGTCGTCGTCGTGCCGCGGAACAGGCGGGAGGTAACCGCACCTGCCTCGTAGGTCTCCATCAGGCGGTACCGCTCGATGCTGCCAGTCGCCCACTCGGTGACGAACGTCGCACCGACGCAAAACCGGCCGGCGAAGTGGGGAATGACCCTGTTGCGGGAGACGAACTCGATGATCGGCACGTCCAGCAGCGACGGGTCCACGACGATGCGGCCCCAGACCTCGCCCTCGGAGGAGGCGATCACAGCGCCGCGGTGGAGCTCGGCGGACAGGTCGTTGTCGTCGACGATCCGGGCGAGGTTGACGCTGTCGGCGTCGTTCTCCGGGCGGATGTCTGCGGGCTCGCCGAAGAGGAGGTGCGCGGAGGCGCGGGAGATCATCCGTGGCAGCGGGGAAACCATGTACTCGTGCTGCCACGCGATCGACCGCTGCTGCTTCAGCCGGTCCGTGTCCGAGGCGCGGAGGGCGGAGAAGAGCTCGATCTCCTCCCAGACCTTCGCGAGCCCGGGGGGCGGCCAGTTCCCGCGGCCGAGCATCGTGTTCAACGTCATGAAGAGCCCCATCAGGAAGGGCCCTGGGTGCGGAGGCTGCTGGTCATCGTCAGTCCTCCGGTGAGGTCGAGGGGAACGCCAGGGCGACAGGGGCCGCACCGGCGATGAGTGCGTCAGGGCCGTGGTCGTCGCGCTTGACGATCTCGCCGCGGTCGTCGAGCTGCAGGCCACGGAGCTGCTCGAGCAGCCTGGTGTTCTCCGGGCTGATCGCGATGATCCGGTGGTCGAGGCCCTGCGCGGTGCGGTTGAACAGCTCGCGGAGGAACCCGACGGTGCGCTTCTTCCGCTTGCCGAAGTTCACGGCGTAGATCGTCACCTCATCAGGGGCGATCGAGGCGAACGTCTTCATCTGCTGGCCGCCGGCCTGGTCGTACCGAGCCTGCACGAGCGGATGGTCGTAGCGGGCTGCGGCGTCGAGAGCTTGGCGGGTGAGCGCCGACGGCTCACCGCGTGAAGACTCGATCTCGCCGGGGGGGATGTAGATGCCGCCACCGGCAAGCTGCCACACGATGAGCATGTGAGTGGAACCGAGCCCCCAGTCGATGCCGAGCTGGATCCCCTCGCCAAGCGGCGGTGGGATGGTGCCGGCGCGGCGCTGCTGGTCGAGCTGACGGCCGAGGCGTTCGGCTGCGTCGATCCCGGCGTGGTCGTAGACGAACTCGGTGTCCGGTGCGACGAACGCGTCATCGGGGACTTCGGGGTACTCCATCCGGAAGCGGTCGAGGTCGCCGAGCGCGGCGATCGTGCGACGCTTCCACTCCTGGTCGCGGTCGGGGCGGACCATCCACGGGAAGAACAGTGGCTTCAGGCCGGAGGCGCCGGAGCAGGCCTGTGACCAGAGGGCGGCGAACTGTGCGCCGATCCCTCCGGACTTCTCGCCGCCGTTGCCGGTGGAGACGAGCGCGACGCCGCCGCCACCTTCGATGGTGGGGAGGATCGCCTGCCAGATGTCGGCTGCCTGCCGCTGGAAGGCGAACTCGTCGAGGATGACGAAGCCCGCGGTCTCCGAGCGGGCGGCGGCCGGTGTGCCCATGAGCGCCCGGATCGTCGAGCCGCCGATGTCCAGGGTCGTGACGGCGTCACGGGTCTTCGCTGGTGCGTGCAGGTTCGCGAGGACGTGCGCGGACAGCGGGTCGGCGGCGATCCTGTCGCGCATCCGGCGGATGCGGTCGAGAAGCTCGCCGGCGTCGTCACCGGTCTTGCAGAGGATGAGGATGCGGATGCCCTGCCGGTGGATCGCGAGCCACAGGGCGAACGCGAGCACGACCCATGAGAGTCCGAGCCGCCTGGCCTTCAGGACGATGATCTGCTCGCCGGCCTGCAGGTCGCGGAGCGTGTCGGCCTGGAAGTCCCAGAGGGCGAACGGGCGAACGGTGCCGTCGGGGTCCTCGATCGTGCAGTGCCGTTCGGTGAACGTCGCGGCGTTCGCGGCGCACTCGCGGCGGTCGAGCTCTTGCTTTGCGGCTACCCGCTCAGCGAGCGCGGGCACGGCCCGCTTCGAGGTAGGCGATCACGCGGCGTGCGTTGCGGGACGGGCGACGGCGGAAGAAGCGCATGAGGCCTCCGATGGGGTGGGTGAGCATCCATGCATCGTGCGACACGCTGTCGCCGACGAACGGTCCGTACGACGGCTACCAGCGTTCTTCGGGGCAGACGCCCCACGCCGCCGCGGTCCGCGGACGGTCGTCTGCGCGCTCCTGACGCTTCTCGAAGCCGAGCGTGCGTGACGGACGCCGAAGGTCGACAGCACCGAGATCACGGAGCGTGTCGATCAGGTGCCGGCGAGCAGCGAACGCGTCGTGCTCGCGCTGCTGCTCGGCGTTGTCGTTGAGGCTCACGCCGTGCGCTTCGCGTCGAGGCCATCGGCGAGCGCCCGAAGCTGCTCATCGCTCATCGCTGCGAGGTCGTGCGAGATCGACCCCGAGTGCTCGACCTTCACGTTCTCCCGGTACTTCGTCGGATCGCGCGCCTTGAGCAGGAAGATCAGCAGCGTGTCCGAGTACGTCGTCTCCGTCGCGATCTGCTGGTCGCGGTAGAACACCGCCTTGTCGACGCCTTCGACCGCGCGGCGCATCGCCTCGCGTTCGAGCTTCTCCGTCACGCGCTGCTCGGCGTCGTGCCACTCCAGGGCGAAGTCCTCGTCCCGCTGGCGAAGCGCGTACGCCGACGACCTCGCGACCCCGGCCTCACGGCACGCGTACAGGACAGCGCCGGTCCGCTCGAGCGCTTCGAGGAACGCGGCGCGCCTTTTAGGTGTCCATGCCGTCCGCTGCGCTGCCATCGAGGTCTCCTCTCACCAGCCGTAGCGGGTGGTGTCGTCGGGGTGGAGCATCTCGCCCATCCAGTGCGTGTCGCGGGCGACGTGCTCGGCCGTGGGTGGCTGCTGGCTTGCCTGTGCACGTGCTGCGCGCACAGCTTCGGCGAGGTCGTGCATGAGTTCGCGCTTCCACTCGTCGACCTGCTCGGCGGTCATGGCTCATCGGTCTCGCGAGGGAGGTTCCCGATGACGGTGACGACGGTGGAGTAGCTGCCGATGATGTAGCCGGCGGTGAAGATCACCGAGCCGATCGCGAACATGAACAGGGCGGTGATCATGCTGCGGCCTTCGCGACGGTGGGTGGATCGCAGACGAGGAGCACGTTTTCAGCGGCCCGCCATGCTGCTGCCTCGGTGGGCTTCTCGCCCTTCACCCCGAACGTGCTGCTGGTGACGGTCCACGTCCACATGTCGGGCTCGGTGAGCGACGGGTAGACGCTGATCCTGGGGTCGCGCGGCCCGGTCATCACTGTTCCTCGTCGGGATGCAGGAGGGCGTCCAGGCGCATCCAGCACCAGAGGCCCGCGATGTACGCGACGGTGGCGGCGAGGATTCCGATACGGACGAGATCGGGGGTGATCCGTTGGCGCATGACCTGGCCTCACCTGTGCGAGAGGGGGGACGGTGTGCTTCGAGGTGGCGCAGCCCGGAAACGAACCGGGGTCTCAGCGACATGAACGCTGCGTGGGAGCCTCTCCACCACTGCGCGACGTGGGACCGGCGACGACCTCGGCTGAGGTTGCAGGGCAGGTCGGGGTCGTCCTTACCGGTGGGGTGACCGGTCCTGGGCGGCTGTCCTTCCTGGACGCCACCCGTAGGGGCTACACCGAATCAGGGCGTAGCTCTCCCAGCGCGGAAAGTAGCACGAAGTGTCGGACGGATGTCGTTTTTGGTCGACACACGGGCAGATCTCCCTGCTCTACGCGGCGTCCATGAGGACCCTGAGTTTCCGGCGTGCGCGCATGATCGCGTTGTCGACGGTCTTCCGTCTACCGATCGCCTCATAGGCCTCCCCGGCGAACGCGTAGCGCTCCATGCACTCTCGCTCGAGGTCGCTCAGGGTGGCGATGCCGAGCAGCACCGTGCGGAAGCGCTCACGGCCGATGAGGATGTCGCACGGGTCGCGGGCCTCGTCGGTCAGCCATCCGCCGTCGAAGTCCTCGGCGTCGGGTTCTGCGGGGGCGTCGAAGCTGAGGGCGGTGTTCAGGGTCTCGTGCTTGCGACGGCGTGAGGCGTTCACGGCGTCGATCGCACGGCGACGCCCACAGAGGTCTGCGAACGTCCAGAACGATGCGCCGTGCCCGGGCTGGTAGTCGCGGGCGGCCTGGGCGATACCGAGACGAACCTCCTGCAGCAGGTCGTCCGGTTCGCCGCCGGCGATCCAGTACGAGCGTGCGATGTGGCGGGCGAGATGGTCGCAGGCAATCACGACCCCGTTCGTGTCCCCCGTCGCGAGCATGCGGCGGATGCGGGCGTCCCGAAGGTCGCGAACCTCGGTGGTCATGACGTCGGCCGTTCGATGAGCGCGAGGAGTCGATCTCGCACACCAATGGCATCGGCGAGATGGGCGGCCTGGGTCCGGTCGGGCGGCAGGACGTCGGCGCCGGCGGCGATGATCGCCTCGAAGACGTCGACGGGGATCTCGAGCAACGGCCGGATATCACTGGTCCGGGTTCCGGGCTCGAGCACCTCCTCGACGAGCCACCCGACGCCATCCGGGGGAATCGTGAGGTTCCGGAGGTCGCCGGCGGCACCGGAGCGAGCGACGTAGACGCGAACGCGGTCCGCTGACCAGTCGCGTTCGATGTGGACCCTCATGCTGCGCGTGGTTCATCGGCGGCGACGATGGTGCCGTCGACCAGGCGGACCTTCACGCCGAGCTCGGCCGCCATCCGAGCCCGGGCCCTCTCGATCGTCCGGGCAGATCCGAGATGCGGGGCGAAGTGCGCGACCTCAGCGGCCCGATACCCCTTCCAGTCGTCCCAGATCTCCCGGTCCTTCTCCGCCGTCGATCCGAGCCGTGACGGCTGCGGTTCGATGAGGCCCGCCTCGACGTCGACCTTCGTCTCGATCAGGTCGAGCTGCCGGGTGATGATCTCCAGCTCCTGGGCGATCACCTGGGTCGGGTTGTCGACCGGCTGGGGGAGGGTGTCGTGGTCGGAGCCGCGGGACTGCCGTGCGATGCGGCCGGCGGCGATGACGCTCATCGCGCTCAGGCGATGGATCGCGGTGTCGATGCGTGTGCCGATCGACTGGACGGCGCGTTCCTGCTGTCGAGCGTTCGCACGCTCGTGCTGCGCTTTCTGCCAGGCGAGGGCGAGCTCGTCGGCGTTCTGCTGTTCCCACTGGGGGTCGACGCGCTCGGCGAGCGGGTCGATGAGTCGTACTGCTGCCACGGTGGTCCTCTCTCGGTGAGGGCCGCGGTTTCCTTCTCCACCGGGGAAGGTAGCCGGTGATCCCGACGGAAGTCGGGTTCGGTGGTCGCCCCCCTTGGGGGGCCTTTAGGGGGGTTCTTACCTTCCCTTCTCTTCACTTCATGCGCGTGACCGCGTGACGTCACGACGCGTGACATACCGCGTGACCGGCGCGTGACTGTATGCGAACGTACGATCGCCTACGGGTCCGTCCGGGAGGGTCGGCAGCATCGTCGGTCCTGGCGTGTGGTCGGCGGTGCCAGGGTCTCGCTCAGGCGAGGGGACGGAACGGCCGCAGGACCAGGAGGCCCGCAGCTATGCGGACAGATCTACCGCCCGAGAAAGCGGGCAATGACGGCGGGATCGCGGAGGTCTTCGACCGCGACACCGGACTCGACTGCGTCAAGGGCCTGGTGCCAGGCGAGGTGGGCGACGAGCGCGGCGCGGACGAACTCGGCCTGGGTGATTCCGAGGCGGGCGGCTTCGTCGTCGACGGCGCGTTTGAGGTCGTCGTGCATGCGGGTGGCAATGCGGGCCGCCATGACGGCAGGACACTAGGCGCGGCCCGGTGGCGCGAGTTTGGCGTGTGCCTTCTGACGGCACACGGTAGGCGTTCGTTCGGGTTCGGTGTGAGTGCTTGCGTGCCAGGGGAGAGTCCGGGCAGCGGTTGTCGTGCGGGCTCATGCGGGCGATGTCCAACGGGAGCCACGGATCCGGTCTGCGAGGGAAAGGGCTCGACGCGATGGGCGATGTGAGGCAGTTGCCGCTGATGCGGGTGTTGGACGGTGACGGCGATCCTCACGCGGTCGCCCGTGGCCGGCTCGAAGCGGCGAAGGCCGTGGCGGCTGGCTACCGCGCGGCGCTCACGGCGCTTGACGCTTCAGACGTCGCGGAGCTGGAGTGGCATCGGGAGCGTCTTCAGGACGCTGAGCTTGGCGTGCGGAATGCTTCCGCAGAGCATCTGCTTCGCGCTTCTTCCGGGCCTCCTCAGTAGACCCGGCGTCGCGGCGGGCGACGGCGATGGGGTACTCGTAGAACTCGCCGGGGTCGACGTCTAGGGCTGCGGCGAGCGCTTCGAGGATGTAGGCCTCGGGGACGCGGCCGGGCTTGGACTCGAGGAGTTGGATGGTGCGTTCGCCGATGCCGGTGTCGCCGAGGCGGACGGTGGCGTGCGAGAGGTCTCGGACGCTCATGTCGCCGCGCAGCGCACGGAGTTTCTGTGCGAGCAGTTCCGGCACCCCCGGGATGCAATCCGTTGTCCAACGTCTTGACAACGTACGGACAGTTCGCGTACAGTCCGTTCCATGAGGAAGCCAACCCCCCTGAAGATGGCCATCGTCGCCTCCGGGCAGCGGCAGAAGGACATCGCCGCCGCCATCGGAACGGACGAGGCCACGCTCTCGCGGATCGTGAACGGCCTGCACGCCGACGAGCGTATGCGCGAGGCCCTTGCCGCCGAGCTGCATACGACGCCCGACGTTCTGTGGCCCGAAGCGCAGGCCGCGTGATGCAGACCCTGAGCATCGAGGCGCCCGCCGACCAGGCGTGCCTGTGGCTCGCCGGCATGAGCCACATGATCGACGGGCTGTACGTCGACATGCGCAACGCGAAGGCCGACACCGACTACGCGCTCCGGCTCGCCGAGCGCATCCAGGTGGCCGAAGCGGCGCGTGACGCGCTTCGCGAGCAGACACACGGCAACCGTCGGCGGGTTGCGGCGTGAGGGCCCTGCTCCACTCGACCGCCCCGTTCTGGGTCGGGATGTTCTTCCTGATCTGCGGCGTCGTGTTCATCGCGCTGATCCTCGCCGACGAGTACGTCCTCCGGTACGAGTCCCGTGAGGACTACCGCCGCCAGACCGAGGCGTACGAGTCCGAGGGGATGGCCTGATGCGCCCGTACCTCCGCCTGGTCCCCGACCCGACCGAACTCGGCGACGAGGCCCGGCTCGCGTTGTGCGCCGAGGCGATCTGTAACGAGGGCGGCCCCGTGTACCGCGTCCTTCGCTCCGAGGCCGAAGCGGCCCGCGAAGACGGACTCCACCAGACCATCAAGCGTCTGTCCGATCGCGACCTGGGGGCGGCCGGCATGTACGCCGCTAGCGAGCGCGACTCCTTCATCGGCTCGCTCATCACCTTCGAGGAGGGCCGCCGCCTTGGCGTCCTTCAGTCCACCACCACGACCGGAGGCAGCGCCGCATGACCATCATCGAAACCACCCCGGTCGCGACGCACTCCGTGCTCGCCGCGAGCCGAGATCTCGCGCTCGACTGCATCGGGGCGAACGACGCTCAGCGTCACCTGTTCGCGAACCAGACGCCGGAGCGCGACTGCTTCCTCGACGACTTCCACGTCATCCACCGCACGCTCCGTGAGCGCGGCGTCGACGCAGACGCGCTGCTCGCCGGGTTCGTCACCCGTCTGCGTCAGGTGATCCAGCTGAACGACGTCGAGCTCCGCGGGGAGCAGACGATCGCCGGCACCCTCGACGAGCTCGCCACGACCGAGCACGCCGCTCAGCGCTCACCGGACATGCAGTCAGCGCTGAGCGTGCGGGCGTTGTCGCAGGCGCTCCGCGGGCCGCTGCGCGCCTGGATGGCCGCGAGCACGCCGCAGGAGATGTGGGCGGCGTTCAAGGCGCTCGACGACGTGATCCGGGGCGTGCCGATGGACCGCCTCACCCAGGGGTCGCTGCGCGCCCAGCTTGGCGATGGCCCCCACGACCTGCTGCTCATGCTGATCGGGGTGACGTCGTGAACGGCCAGGACGTCGTGGACGACCTCCGGATGTTCCTGTTCGTCGAGGCGCAGGCCCGCCTCGACCATGCCGTCAAGGCGAAGGACGCGGCGGACGCCGAACGGATCGCCGCCGAGAACGCGATGCAGGATGCGTTCGCGCGCCTCACCCTCGCCGAGCAGGACCGCGTGAACGACGCATACCGAGCGGTGGTGGCGTCGTGATCGCCAGGACTCCCGCGGCCATCGCCGGCCTGGAGACCGTCAGCTTCGTGCTCGACACATTCCCGGAGCGGTGGACGAAGAACGTCACATTCCGCGACCGGGACGAGACCCCGATCAAGACTCCCGACGACGCGTGCTTTGCGTGCGTGCTCGGCCTAGTCCGGATCGCGATCCCGGACACCGCCACCCGGATGATCGCCCGCCACGCGCTTGAGCGCGAGACCGGCGGGATCGTCCCCGAGTACAACGACGCGCACCGCCGCACCGTCGCCGAGATGCGCCTCCTCGTTGAGCACACGATCGCTCGTCTGCGGGCCGGCAAGTGATTTTCCTGCAGCTCAAGCCGCCGACCGGCGGACCGCGGTACTTCTCCCCGGCACCCCAGGCCCGGACAGGGTCTGGGGACCGTCGGAGCGATCCTCGCGGCCCGGTCCATGAGTTCGACGCGCGCATGAACGCGCGTCCTCACACCACCCGCCTGCTCGTGCAGGCGATGAAGCGCCCCGACGGCACTCCACATGCCGCCGGGGCTGACCACCACCACCCAGTCAGGAGCCTGTGATGGCCGTCGTCGAAACGCTACTCCCCGCTGCCCCAGAGACACCGGCAAGATCACGCGAGCAGCGCCTTTCCGCGCTCGAGCACGCCAACCGCATCCGCCTGTACCGGGCGTCGGTCAAGCGCGCGCTCATCAGCCGCGAGCTGGACATCGTGACGATCCTCTCCGGGTCCGCGTACGAGGACGCGTTGCTCACGACCATGAAGGTCCGCGACCTCCTCGGCTCCGTGCCGCGGCTCGGCGACGTGCGCGTGGAGGCGGTCATGAGGAAGGTGAAGATCGCCCGCGGCAAGACCATCGGCGGCCTGTCGGTCAGGCAGCGCGAAGAGCTGTGGCTCGAGATGAACCGCGTCATGACCGGCGGGAAGATCCCGACAGGGCCGCGGCCGGGGAGCCTGCCGAATGCGAACGGCACCATCACGGTCGAGAAGATCAACGACGACATCGTGTTCACGATGCGGTGGCGGTCCGGGGCGATGGCGAGCTCGTCGCTCACCCGGCGCGCGGCTCTCAAGTTCGCGGACTCGATCGCGCAGCTCGGTGAGGAGGCGTGATGCCCGCCACCGCCGCGAAGGTCAACGGCTCCCCGGCGGTCGAGGACCGCTTCCCCGTCGACTCCTTCAGGGACGCGGCCACGCACCTCCGTCGCCCGTTCGCCGCCAACGCCGTGAAGTTCAAGGTCCAGTCGTCGTTCCCGAAGGAGGACCCGAAGACCGGCCTGATCGTCGCGTACATGGACGCGCGCCTGGTCGTCGACCGGCTGAACCTCGTGTGCCCGCACCTGTGGTTCGACGAGTACCAGCAGATCGACGGCAAGCTCATGATGTGCAAGCTCACCGTGGACGGCATCAGCCGCCGCGACGTGGGGGAGGGCACCGGGAAGGGCCTGTACTCCGACGCGCTCAAGCGGGCCGCCGTGAAGTTCGGGATCGGCGTGTCGCTCTACGCAATCCCGCAGGTGTTCCTGAAGATCCAGGACGGCCACCTCAAGCCCGTCAGGACGAGCAAGGGGCCGAGCGTCGTCATGAAGGACGCCGGCGAGCGTCGCTGCCGCGAGCTCTACGCCCAGTGGCTCGCGCAGCACGGCATCGAGAAGTTCGGCCGGCCGCTCGACCACGGTGACGCTGAGGGCGCGCAGGGCGACTACGAGGCCGAGGCGACACAGCACCCGGACCCCGCTGAGGACGTCGCCGGCCCGGTTGTGACCGACAGGCCGCTGACTGAGGACGAGCAGGCCCGGATCGTGCAGGCGTTTCAGTACGCCGGGCTCGGCCCGGCTCAGATGGCGATGTTCCTCGCCGCCTGCGGTCTATCGGACATCACGGAGTTGACCGTCGCGACCGCGTACGACCTTCGGTCCCGGCTGGATGCGCACATCGCGAAGCAGGGGGGCGCGTCATGACGACCACGACGACCACCGACCTCGGCGGCACCGTAGTCGAGCGCGACATCCCCGGTGTCGGACTGCTCCGGTTCGAGGACTTCGCCCCGGGCCAGTGGCTCACGCAGAAGGGCACCTTGGCGAAGAAGTCCAAGCGCCGGTACGCGATCGGCGATACGGAGTACGACTCGGTCTCGTCGATCGTCGGCACCCTCGACAAGCCCGCGCTCGTGAACTGGGCCGAGGACCACGGGGCCCGCGGCGGCGCCGCCGCACAGCGCATGGGCGAGCTCGACGGGGTCCCCGAAGAGGAGATCATTGAGCGGGTCCGCCTGCTCGGGCTCGGCGCGTCGGCGAAACGCGACGGGGGCGCAGACCGCGGCCACGCGATCCACGCGGCGTTTGAGTCGCTCGCCCGCTTCGACATGCTCCCCAAGCGCGAGGCACTGCCGCAGGCTTGGTGGCCGTGGCTTCAGGGGTGCGCCGGCGCGTGGCTCGAGCTCGCCCCGTCCCCGGTGGAGATCGAGGACATGGTCGCGCACCCGTTGCTCGGGTACGCGGGCCGCCCTGACCTCGTCGCGCGGGTCGACAACGCGCTGACGCTCATCGACTACAAGACGGGCAAGGGCAAGGTCTATGACCAGGCGCACTACCAGACGCGCCTGTACGAGATGGCGCGTGTCGCGTGCGGCCTGACCCCGGTCGACCGGATCGTGATCGTCGGGATCGACGACCAGGGCGGATACCAGCTCGTCGAGTGCGAGGCCTCCGAGCAGGACGCGCTCTGCCTGCTGCACACCTTCCGCTCTCGAAAGCGGATCAACGCCGGGATGGCCGCGCAGCGCAAGGCGCTGAAGGCCGGAAAGGGGGCCCGATGAACTGTCCGTGGACGTTCGGGGAGGCAATGAACGCCTGCCGTCAGGCGTCGCAGCAGCAGCGCGCCGCCGAGAACGCGATGCGAGAGGCGTCGGTCGATTTCGCGAAGGCGGAGGAGGCGTACCGGCTTGCGCTCGCGAAGGAGATCGTCCGTCAGCACGCCGAGGACGGGGTTGCTTGGACGGTGGCGCCGGACCTTGCTCGCGGGAACGAGAAGGTCGCGCGGCTGCGTCGTGAGCGGGACATCGCGGAGGGCGTGCGCGAGGCGTCGCAGCAGGGCGCGTGGCGCCGTGCTGCTGACCGTAAGGACGCGCAGCGGTTCGCGGACTGGTCGCAGCGCCGCGAGATGGCGGAGAACGGCGGCCCCGACACGCGGCTGGAGTTGGCAGCATGAGCACGACATCGTGCGGCCGCGCGTGGGCATGTGACGGCATCGGCTGTAACGAGCACGGCGTTCAGACGACCGGCGGCAGGCTCAGGCGATGGTGCTCCGATGACTGCCGGAAACGGACGCTGTACGGCGTCGTCTGTCCCGAGTGTGGGCACCGATCGAACGGCTCCCAAGGGTTCCAAGAGTCCGCGGCGTGCGCCATCTGCCTTACGTGGACCCCAGAGGCAGCGATTCTTGCGTGCGACGAGTTCTTCGCGAAGCACGGATATGCGCCCGCGCTGACGTCATCGTGCGGCAAGCTCGGCGGCAGACACCAAGACCCAGAGGCTCGCGTTCCCACGGGCGCCACTGCCCGCCGACTGTTCGGCGGGTGGAACGAGATGCTCCTCGCCGCCGGCCTGCCGCTGAACATGGATCGGCAGGAGGAGACGAAGACCGAAGTCGTTCGCCTGTACGAGGTGGAGGGCTGGACGATGCAGGAGATCGCCGATCACTACGGCTGGACTGTGTCCAACGTCTCGCAGCGCCTTCGACGCTCTGGTGTGCATGCCCGGGCCAGGTGGGCGGCATGAGCCGGGTGTGCGAGTGCGGGTGCGGCGAGTCGATGGAGGGTCGGCACGCGAAGGCACGATTCGTCGACTCCGCTCACCGGGCGGCTGCCTGGAAGGCCAGGAACAACTATGGGCGCCACGAGCCACAGCCGCAGCATGCGGCGCGTTCGAACGGACAACGGTCGCGGGTGAAGCCGTCGGGGTTGCAGGTCAGCTACCGGAAGGTGCTCGCGACCCTGACCGAAGAACTCACGCGGCTCGGCGCGCGTGACCCGGCGGCCCGTGCGGCGCACGTGCTGCGTCCGGCGCTGTCAGACCGTCAGCAGGCGATGCTCGACGCACGGAACGCGGGACGACGATGACCCGCCTGCTCCGTCACCGCGACTGCGCGCAGTGCGGTGAACTTTTCGCGACCCCGCACGCGGGGACGTGGCCCGCACGGTTCTGCTCCGAGGGCTGCCACCGCATCTCGAAGGGCGGCACCACCGGACGGCCGATGCGCCCCGCCGGCCGCGGGTTCGCGGTCGCCCCCGCGCAGCGCGCCGCGGTCGCAGGACGCCCCTGCATCGTCTGCGCCGCAGAGCCCGCCGAACCCGCGCACCTCGTCGACCGGTCGCTCGTCGCCGACCTCGACGACCCCCGTGCGGTCATCCCGCTCGGGCGGCACTGCCACCGCCTGTACGACGAGGGCGGCCTCGACCTTCTCCCGTTCCTCGAGCCGGCGTACCGCGAGCACCTCGCGTTCGCCGTTGAGCGGCACGGGCTGCTGCGCACGTTGCTGCGCGTCACGAATCGCCAATGGACCACGAGAGACGAGGTGTCGTGATGGAGGACTTCGACTGGGACGAGCTCGCGGAGCTTGCCGACCAGGAGCGCAAGGCGGAGCGGGAGTGCGCGCCGGCGGTGTGCGGCTGCACTCAGGATTCGTTCGGGGTCTGGACGGCGTGTGCGCCGTGCGAGCGCCGTTCCGAGGAGGGGGGCTCCGATGTCTGATTCCGCTGGCCCGACGTCGGACGCAAGTAGGGACATGATCCACACGCCGTGGGTGGGCGATCAGCCGCTCGTTGACGACGTGCAGACCCGCCCGACGTTCCTGCCTCAGTGGCCCACGATCGAGAAGTGGGCGCGCGGCAAGACCGTGTCGGCCCCGAAGCTCGTCGTCGAGCTTCGCGACGCCCTGGACTACTTCGGAGGGACGCCATGACCGACGGAAGTAGCAGCAGGGTCATCGACCCCGCGAGCATCCCGCAGCACGCCGTGGACGCCTTCTGGAAGGCGTACCCCGGCGGGCAGTCGACGATCTACGACCAGGGGCGCGACGGTGCGGCAGCCGTCCTCGCCGCGCTTGGCTGTGAGTGGGACGACGACCAAGGCAAGAACACGATGCGTCGCCTCGTCGGCGCGTGGATCGAGAAGTCATGAGCAGCCGACCGGACGTTTCTGGGACAAGGATTTTCGCCCCAGAGCCGCGGATCGTGGGCTGGCTGCACCACCTGAGCGGCGAGTGGTTCCCACTCGACCCTGGCCACAACCCGCCCGACTACACGGTCCACGAGTCGTGGATCACCATCTACGAAGGAGACCCCCGTGCCCGATGAGAACAGGTGTCCCGTCTGCGGAGGCGACGGCATCCATGAAGGCTGCCCGGAGTGCCCTCCCTGCCCGCCGTTGATGCCCTCTGCAACCTCCGGCGGGCAGGTGCTCAAGAGCGGGCTGCCGTCGCTGGGAGTCGTGTGCGGGCGATGTGGCGGCCCGGTGTACATGGTCACGTGCAACTCGTTCAGCGGCTCTGGCCACGAGTGGGTGATCGTGAGCGTTTGCCGGTCCTGCCGCCTGACGAACTGGATCGAGGAAGCGTGTCACGACTGCCGCGACGAGGGCGAGCGGATGGAGGTCGGGGATGCCTGAGCCGGGTTGGAGCATGGACGCGCTCGTGGCAGAAAACTGCGCGCTCCGCGCTGCGATTCAGCAGTTCGTGAGCGAGACGGACGGATACGAGGAGATGTTCGAGTCGACGTTGCGGGACATCGTCCGCGACTTCCACGCCGTCGCCCTGACGGGCTACGCGATCAAGCCGAGGAGAGGCGACCATGTGTGACGAGAGCGGGACAACCCCGGTTCTCTCCGGGGAGCGCAACCTGAGCGGGTCGCCGCGCCTGAAGCCCGGCCCGAAGCCGATGGCGCGCGAGATCGCGTGCGCGACGTGCGGGCGCGCGAAGCCGGACGGCCGGCGCGAGTGCGGCACGTGCCGCTCGGCGCGCTACCGCGCGGCCCACCCCGACGAGGACCGCGCCGCCAAGCGCGCCTACAAGGAACGCCAGGCGGCGTTCGCCGACCAGATGAAGAGGACCGGACGATGAACCCGAACCCGGAACCGTGGAACGACGACGGCCACGTCCTTGAGCTCGAGCCGGGCAACACTCCGGACCGGCAGGCTGCCCTCGACGCCGCCGCGAAGAAGGCCGCAGCGTGTGACTCCGTGCCTCCCGGTCCCCTGTTCGGGCTGCGCGGCTGGCACGTCATGCGTGGCGAGGGCGACGGGGCCACGCTGTACTTCGGGCGGCACCGTGGTGCAGGCTACGTGTCGCTTCATCTGCGCGGCTTCAACGGCTGGCGGTCCTACCCGACCTGGATGCCGGGCGGCTGGGAGTACTTCAGCCCGACGCTCTACTACGGGCGACTGTTCACGGAAGGAGCTAGCCGCTCCCGTTCGCTCGGAACGGTCCTGATCCCAGCGCATGTCGCCCGCGCGTGGCGCTGGGCCACGTCACCGACCTACCGCCGCGTTATGCGCGACCGACCCATGGAGGAGCGATGACCGAAGCCCCGAGATCGGGCAGCACGCGCGAAGTGCAGAAGCTTCGGCAGGCGCTACGCGAGGTCGTGAAGTTGGCCGACGCGCCCTGGTCACCAGAAGGCGAGCATCTGCGCCTACGGGCGATCCGGAGCGTGGCGACGAACGTGCTACCCGCCCGCCGCACTGAAGAGGACTGGCCGCTCGGCCGGTGCATGGAGTGCGACGCCCACCACAACCGCGTCCGCGAGGCCATCGGCAACGAGAGCGGTGGCGGCTTCCCGATGTGCGAGGAGCACCTATGGACCGAACACACACCTTCGGGCAGCACGACGCTCGCGCCCGAGCTCAGCGCCGAAGACGTTCGCGTCCTCCGGATCTTCCCCCCGCATTCCGCGGCCGGCCTCCGCCACCACACCCTTCGCGAACGCATCGCCACCGCGAACACCCCGCTCCCCTGGCTCACCGTCATGGGCCTACGCCACCTCGGCTACGTCGCTCGATACAACGGGTGGTGGAAGCGCACCGCCGCCGGCGACACCTACCTCCACCATCTCGACGCGCCACCGGCGCCACAGGAGACCCTCGCATGAAGACCGCCGTCGTCATCCGCGACCAGCTCGCCCTGGACTGGTCGACCCCCGAGGAAGTGCTCGACGCCGTCCCGGTGATCGAGAAGAAGCGCCCACCGTCCAAGCCCCGCCCCCGTCGACCCGTCACCGGGACGATCGTCGAAGAGCCGACGAAGCCGAACCTCACGCTCGTCCGCGCCGAGCCCGTCACGGGGGAGATCCTTCTCGACCGTCGCGGCCTCCCGCGCACCAGGGCGACGATGCCCGGCGCCGGCCGCGGACGCCGCCCCGTCACGAAAGGACGCGAGTACCCGCCGGACCCGATGACGTCGAAGGAGATCGACGCGATGCTCCGCTACCTCGCGGAGCCCCGGAACAAGTACGAGACCCGCCACGGCCACACGTCCCGCATCCGCCTCCGTGCGCTCATCGCGCTCCTGTGGCGGTCAGGTCTCCGTATCAGCGAGGCGCTCGACCTCGAGCCGCGCGACCTGCAGCGCGAGCACTTCTGCCTCACCGTCCGGCACGGCAAGGGCGACAAGCGCCGCATCAGTGCGATGGACGAGTGGGGATGGAAGATGCTCGAGCCGTGGCTCGAGGTCCGCGCCGACATCGAACGCGGCCCCGTGTTCTGCGTCGTGTCGGGTGTCTCCGCCGGGATGCGCTGGTCGAGCGCCGACGTCCGCCGCCAGCTGAAGAACACCGCGCTCGCCGCCGGCGTTCAGCGCCGCGTGGCCCCGCACCAGTTTCGGCACGCGCACGCAGCTGACCTGTACCGCGAGAAGGTCGACGTGTTCGTCGTGCAGCGGCAGCTGGGTCACGCCCGCCTGGACATCACGGCGCATTACCTCTCGTCGATCGCGCCGGTCGAACTGCTGGAGCCGATAGGTCGCCGCAAGGCGCCGCAGATGCCGGTCACGACGCTCTGATGGACGAGCCGCTCTACACCTCGTGGACGCTCGCCATCGCTGCCGACGCGGCGGACGGTGCGCTCCTGGCCGGGTGCGCTGGCCGCGGCGTCGCGAAGGCCGTGCTCGACACGGTCACCCGCGACGCCGCGGGGGATGGCCGGATGGCGCTCGCGACGATCGCGCCGCCGCGTCGATCACAGCCCCAGTCCGCGACGAAGCGCGTGGACGATCTCGACCGGCTGTGCTCGGAGCAGCAGGAGTACATCCGCGTCCTCGCCGCGGACCGCGACGCGCTCCGCCGTGCCGCCTGCGACATCCTCAACCCCGACGGGCCGACCGACGCGCACGCGCGCCTCGCCGCGCTCGTCATCCCGAAGGACGGTGCGTGATGGCCGGAGGTCTTCCGAGCTACATGGTCGTACGCGGCGCGGCCCGCGACGTGAAGCTGCGCCGCCTCACGAACGACGAGAAGTTCGTCTGGTTCATGGGGATCCTCTCGCTCGCCGCCGGGGAGCCGCGCGGCTACCTGAGGGTCGGCACCGAGGATCTCCCCGACGACCAGGCCGCCGCCGAGGCCGCCGCCTACGAGGCCGGTGCCGACGTGGAGAACGCGGTCCGGGCGATCCAGAAGCTGAAGACGGTCGGGTGCCTCATCGACACCGACCAGGGGTTGTACGTGACGAAGTGGAGCGATCACCAGTACGCGCCCAAGCATCAGCGGCCGTCGGATGCGCCGGCGGAGACGCGGGCGCGGAAGCAGCGGTCGCGTGCGGAGAACCAGTTGCTCGAGGTGCCGGCGGGTGGGACGCGTCAGCGGGATCGGGAGAAGCGGGAGTTGTGGATCGCTGAGCTTGCGGCGGAGATGTATCCGGGGGTCGATGACCCGTTGCGAGAGGCGGGGTTCGTGAAGCAGGCGTTGGGTTCGGGGTGCCGGACGAAGAAGGACATCAGGGCCTACGTGGAGCCGTGGATCGCGGGGCCGAGAGCTGTTGAGACACCGAAGGAGGCGGTCGCGTGATCGACCGAATGCAGGACCCGTCACCGGACGTAACCGGGGTCTCGGTTACGTCGCGCAAAGCGGGGGTGCGCCCCTGCGAGACGTGCGGCGAGGCCAAGAACGACGGCCGGCGCGAGTGCGGGAAGTGCCGCATCGCTCGCTACCGGGCCGATCCGGAGAAAGCCGAGCGCAGCCGTGAGGCGTCCCGCAGGTGGAAGGGCCAGGAGTACGCGCGGCAGCTCGCCGCGTGGAACCAGCGACAGGAAGTGGCGACCCGATGAATCTCAACCCCTCAAGGCGCGTCATCAGGTCAGAGGTGGAAGGCCGACGTGACGTTGCGCGCGAGCGTCGGTACCAGGAACGCTACGCCAGGCGGCACGGGTACTTCTGGATGCCCTGCCCGCTCTGCTCGGAGATGTTCGGTGGGCACGAGTGGCGCGGCAGCGGCCTGCCCGACTCCCACCGCGAAGGTACGGAGCATGGCATCTGTCCTCGCTGCACAGGAGAGCGGCAGCGGGCCGCTGAGCGGCACCTGCGCGAGCTCGGCCGGTCGTACACCTTCACCACGAGCAGGTGGGGAAGCGACCAGGTGACCCATCGCGTCGGGACCGATCCGATGAACCCGAAGGGGGTTACGTCGTGAGCCCATCGGACGATTCTGTGGCTTCGATTCCGCCCGCCCGCGACGCTCTCGCAGCGGCGGCGATCATCGTCGGGAGCCTGCTCGCAAGGCAGCCCGAGTGCCGTGAGTGGCTCGATGACCTGATCGAGAAGCAGCACCTCACGTTCCGTGGGGCGGACGCGATCCAGGCGGCCTCGCGGGCGATCATGCGCGAGGTCGATCAACCCATGTCGGTGATCGGGAGGCTCGACCATGAGTGACGATTCTGTGGCTCCGCTCACGGACGCGGAGGCTGAGGCGATGCTGGATCGCCTGGCCCGGCATTACGGTGAGCCCGTGCGCCCGGTGAGCGTCTATTGCGACGCCTTCCGGGCATGGGGCAAGGCGCTCCAAGACCGCGAGGAGGAGGGCACCCAGCGCGACCGGGGGCTCGACGACGCCCGCGCCGCCATGAGGGTCCTGATGAACGGCATCGCCATTGGCAAGTCTTCGATGCTCGGGCGACTCATCTACGACGGCGAGAAGCTGCGGACCGAGAAGTGCCCGGTGCACAAGGGCGTCTGGTCGGGGATCGGCCACTGTGAGTACGGCTGCGATCACACCGGATGGCTGCCTGCTGAGGTCGAATCGTGACCCCGCAATCGGGCATATCGGCTGCTGACGTCATCCGCGATGTCGCGTACGGCGACCTGAAGTACTACCCCGGCAGGAGCGAGGCCGGGGCACGGGCTGTGATCGACGCCCTCAGGGCCGCTGGCTTC